CTGGAGTAGTTTCTACATCTAAAAATGTTAAATTTTCTACTATACAGTACGAAAGATTATCCCCTATTTGGACTAGTGTTAATAAAGCTCCTAATACTAAAAACTTTGAAGATGGTTCAGATGCTGCTACTAAGTTTACGATAACTATTGCGGATTTGGTAGATTTGTTTTATGATGAGTTAAAAGAAGCTGAAATAGTAAAACTAGAAGAAGATAGAAATTCTTTTAGATATAACCTATATACACACTTTTCTGTAAATTCTAACAAGTCAGACGAAAGTGCTTTAGATAAAGTAGACCTATACTATTGTACTTGGAAAAGTAGAAAACAAATAGGAATTTTAAGCTATTTTGATCCTACTACTAATGAGCCTTTGTCTATGGAAGTAGATGAAGCTTATCCAGTAGATAAAGAAAGAGGAGAATCAATCGAATGGTTATGGGTTAATGAGGTTTGGGAAGGGTGGAGAGTAAATGATATTTATTTAGGAATACAACCTATAGGTGTACAAAGAAATGAGATGAACAATTTTTCATCTTGTAAGTTACCTATAAACGGAAGAAGATTTTCAGATACAGAATCTAAAAATGTATCTTTAGTAACTTTGGGTATGCCTTATCAAATTATGTTTATGGTATTGAATTACCGTATAGAACTAACTATAGCTAAATCAAAAGGAAAGATATTGCTACTAGATAAAAATACAGTTAATAGTACTGGAGAAGGTGGAGACGAAAAAACATTTTACTACGCAGAAGCTTTAGGCTATATGCTATTAGATAGAGATGCTGATGGAGTAGATAGAATGTGGAATCAGTATACAGCAGTTGATATGAGTTTGTTTGAAAACATACAACAACTCATACAAATAGCTAATTTTTATAAGGATGGATGGGAAGAGCTATTGGGAATAACGAGACAACGTAAAGGTAATATAAGTACTTCTGATGGCTTAGGTGCTAGTCAAGAAGCAATATTTAGAAGTTCAGTTATAAGTGATATTATATTTTCTGGTTTTGACGAGTTTGTAGAAAGTGAACTACAAGGACTATTAGATCTAAGTAAATTTGCTTGGGTTGATGGTAAACTTGGATACTACAGAAATGATGATGGAAGAATGGAATTGTTTTCTATTGATCCAGATGATTATCTAGCTTCTCAGTTAAATGCATTTGTAGAGTTAAATTCTAACATACAACCTAAGTTAGAACTAATGAAGCAGCAAATAAATGCATTAGCACAGAGAAAAGATGTTAAACTTACTACTGTTGCAGATCTAATTTATACTGATAGCTATGCTGAACTAAGAGCAAAGCTTAAAAAAGCAGAAACTGTTGAAATGGAAATAGCTAGACAGAATCAAGAAAGTGAACAAGCAGGTAAAGCGGAACTTGAACAGATAAGAAAAGATTATTTAGTATTTCAGAACTTCTTGGATATACAGAAGCAAGAAGCAGAGTGGGATCGTAAAGATAACAATACTTATATCAAAGGAGAGATTGATGGAAGATTGGCAAAAGATCCTTCTGGTATGGATATTGATTTAAGTAGCGTAGAAGCAGAATCTAATAAAAGATTAGATAGGTTACACAAAACAAGTGTTGAAAGAGAAAAAATTGCTTCTACTGAAAAAATAGCTGTTATGAATGATAAGACCAAAAATAAAGAGATTGCCGCATCCCTCAAAAACAAGGTGTCAGGTGAGAAATAGATGAAAAGATTGCTATAAGTTTTAAATTGTTTTTGAATTAGTAACAGAAAAGTATTAACTAAACTATAATTAAACTAAATTTGAATTGTTATGAAGATCACAAAGTATTTAGACCCAACAAATCCCGGAGGCGGAGGTGCTGCCTTTGGGGAAGCTTTTAATCTTTTCGGAGAAGATAAAGAAGAAAGCGGAAATGCAGGTGCTGGCTCTCAAGGAGAAGCAGATCAGTTAGCAAAAGATAATGCAGTATTTGAGGCATTGTCTATAAAAGATGTAGCAAGTTTAACTAATGACGAAAAAGCCACATTAGCAGACTTAACAAAAAAGTATGATACCCAAGCAATAGATGCTGATGGTAAAGCTATTGATGCTAACGATAAAAAAGCAGAGGAAGATAATCAAAAGAAGTTAGATGCAATTAAAGCAAAACCTGCGCTGCAAAGAACTGTAGAAGAGCTTAACTTTCTAAAAGATAATGATAAGCAGAAGCTAAGTGTGTATGAGCAAGTAGACACTATATCAGGTATTGCAGTTGCAGTTGATTATGGAGATGCTAGCCCTGATAGTCCAGAAGGTATACTAAAAAGAGAAGATGTTATTAGAGATCAAGCAGCATCTAATTATGATGCACAATTGAAAAATGACTATCCTCTTGCTTACAACTTTCTATTACACTTACAAGCAGGAGGTAGCCCTACAGAGTTTTTGAATACTAATACTGACGATTTTAATGCTATAAACTTTACTAAGGACGATAAAGGAACACAAGAAGCCTTTTATAGGAGAGCATTAGCACTCAAAGGTAATACTTCTGATCAAGTAGATGCTATAGTTCAGTATGCTAAGGATAAAGGTAAATTGTACGAACAAAGCTCAGTAGAACTGTCTAACCTTCAAAAGCAACAGAATAAAGACGAGCAAGACAGGGAGGTACAAGCTAAGAAGGTTAAACAACAAGAGATTCAATTGGTTAATAACTATAACACTCAAGTTAAGACCGCTTTGGAAAAAGGCATATCTGGAGTTCTTATTCCTTTGACAGAAAGAAAAGAGTTTGCATCTTTTGTAGATTCCACTACTTATGTAAGAGATGGAAAATTGATTTCATATAAAGTGTTAGACGCATCTAATCTTAATGAGGAACTTGCCGCAAGTTACTTTAAGTTTAAAAAAGGAGATTTGTCTAAAGTAGTAGCTAATAAAGCGGCTAGTTTAAATGCAGATAAAATAAGAACAGCGGCAAAAACTAGATTAGTTATGAAGGCTAATACAGGTGCAGATAAGAAAGAGTATGTAGGAATGAAGGATATATAATTTAAACCAATAAAAAACAATTAATAATTATGCCACGTAATTTTAAATATCAAGTAAAAGAGCAGGTTTTCGATGGACAGAGTATGTTGGATGAAACAAACTTCTACCATCAAAACCACGGTAAAGTTTCCGAGTTAACTCGCAAACTTACTTATGTATTAGGTGACTATGCTAAGAAGTATCCAATTTCAATGATGACAATTGGTAATCTAGCTAGTGTTAATGCTACAAAGGAAGTTGACGATGTTCAATTTACTTACCCTGTAATGGGTCGTGTAGACAAAGCAAGTACTATGAGTTCTACACAGTACATTGAAGGTACTGATAGACCGGGTATTGGTAATGGTCTATTTAAAGTTAGATTTTCAGATAATTGGATAAAGCGTTATCAAATTATCGAATCTGCTAGAGGTATACAAGCTTATGTGCATGAAGATCCTGTTCCTTTTGGAATGGAGTACGAGTACACTGTGCAGTTAGATCCAGCAGAAGCTACAGATTTTTGTCCTGTATCAGAACTACAACCGGGTGTACTTTGGGTAGAGGTAAACACACAAGTTGCTGAATCCGAGTCTAGAGGAAGTCGTTCTAAGATGGTATCTTCTGGTCTATTCAAAAACCAAATGGGCTTTATGAGAGCTTCTATGGAGTGGGCTGGTAATGCTGTTAACAAGATGATGAGCATTGAAGTAACTAATCCTGTATCAGGAAAAAGTTCTAGTGCTTGGATGGACTGGGCTATGTGGCAATTTGAAAACCGCTACTTAGATGAGTGCGAAAACTTGTACTGGTATTCTCGTTACAACAGGTTAAGCAATGGTTCTGTACCTCTTAAAGATTTGTTTACTGGTAAAATCATCCCTAGGGGTTCTGGTTTGCTAGAGCAGATACAAAACAAGTCTACTTTCGCTACACAAACTTATGCTTCTTTGCAGAATAAGATAAGTGATGCATTGTTTGGTCAATCTGACGTAGAGAACATGCAAATCACACTTAATACTGGTACAGGTGGTTTAAGGGATTTTGATAGAATGATGAAAGCACAAGGTGTATCATTACTTAGTGACTTTACTGGAGTAGCAGAGAAATTTGTTACTGGTTCTAACAGGGATTTGATGTTAGGTGGATTTTTTTCTGGCTTTTACCATATTGATGGATATACAATTAAAGTAAAGTATAATCCTATCTTTGACTACGGTAAGATCGCTTTGAAATCACCTGCACATCCTGACTCTGGAAAGCCTTTGGAGTCTCATAGAATGGTATTCATTGATGATAATGACTATGATGGTACTCCAAACATTCAGCACGTAGCTCAAACTGGACGTAGTTTCCGTCATGGTATAGTAGGTGGATTAGCAGAAGCTCCTAAATCTTTGCAGATCATGCAAACTGGTGGAAGTATGGATTCACAAGTACCTATGATGGCACACGAAGTAGATAAGAGTGCTTATCACCGCTTCAAATCTGCCGGTATTCAAATGTTACGATCTAGCAGATGTTTTGATTTGCAATGTATTGCAGGTCTTTAATACAAATCACAATAGAGCAAGAGGAAATTCTTCTTGCTCTATTTTTAATTATTACTAAACTATAAATAAACTAATTTCTATGCCTGACAAAATTGTATTTTTAAAACGATCACAGCCTTTTGTACATGATCAAATAAGTAGTGACATGATGCAAGAGCAATTGTCCATGACAAAAAGGAGCATTGGTTCATACTATGCTTCTATACATTCAACAAGACTTGGTAGTGGCTGTACACCAGATGAAGAAAGATTTCTGATAGCTAAACTAAATGGTTGGTCAGAAAGTGATAAAGAAAATTCTAAAGCACTTAGAGATGAAATTGTAAAGTTTTATACAGATATATCTACTAATATTCCCGGAGGTGCTACAGGTCTTAAATTAAACATAGGGTTAGAAGATAATGGTAAACCTCTTATTGATCCTATTTCTAAAGAGACTAATACTCCAGAAAACGTTTTAGATTATATTAGATGGAGACATGCTATTGGGTATCCTAATACTGCACCATCAGTAGAATCAGCGGAAGGTAATCCTTTGATTGAATATTTTATCGAAGACCCTGATAAAGTTCTAAATAGCAAATACGAAGATACAGAAGATAAGGATAAGGCTATTGCACAATATATAATTATTAAAGGAGATCCTAAGAAGACAGAGATGGTGTTGAATCTAATGCGTTCTTATGTACGTAAAGAAAAAGGAAAACCACCTATTGATGTTAAGAAACTAAATGCAAAAGAACAAATTATTGTTTTGCGTGATTTAGCTATGCAAAGACCTGAAAAGTTTTATGCTATCAGTACTGATGAGAATATCAATAAAAAATACTTCTTAGATGAATGTTTAAGCTATGGTGTATTATCTAGGATTGGAGACAGTATAGTAGATGTTGGTGACTCTAATAAACCTTTAGGAGATACTATAGAATCTTTGGTTATCTCATTATGGAACGAGAAAGAGTCTATGCGTCTAGTTAGACTTAAAGGAGCTAGGGATGCTAAGAGAGAAAAAAGTAAAATGCTTATAGGGTAATATAAAATATATGGATAAACTATCAGCTAAGCAAAAGCACATATATGTAACTCAAGGACTACAGAGACAGGGATCATTTAGAAAAGATTTTCAATTTGCAGGGGCAATTGATTTAGCACTAAATCAAGCACAGAACAGGCTTATAAAAGATAGATTAGTAGCTAATGGAGAAGTACCTTACAAATTTCAAATAAATTCTAAACATGTATCTGATATTCAAGAGCTTGTAAAAATAGATAGACCATTACTTGTATTTAAGGAGTCTGCTACTTCTTTAGAATCATACGGTATGTTGCCGTATGATTTTTCTTATTTATTGGGAGATACATCTTTGGTAACAGAAGATTGTGAAGCAACTTTCAAGAATCCAACTAATAATGTACTAGAAACACTAATCCCATTTACTTTTAATTCTGCTGCTACCGCTGGACCATATTACAGAAAAATAGAAATAACTGTTGGTACACAATCAGCTACTTACTTATGCGATGGGTTTACTACAAAGTTAGAGTTTGTGTACATGATAGATATAGTAATACAACTATTTAATTCTTTAGGAGTTGTTGCGTATTGGGAACAATATAAATACTATTATACTTATAATAAGTTAGTATTGGTTACACAAAATCCTTCTTTAGTTGCTACCTTAAAAATAGACGATGTTGCTATTAATGCAGATACTACTATCAATAATCCAGTAGTTGTATTTAAAAACTCAATTGCTGGTTATACATCTGTAAATAGAGATGTAAAAACAGATTACTTATATACGTCACGAACATCTAATTTTCATACGACTTCTCCCGATTCTCCTTTGAGCGTTTTGGTTGCATCAGGTAAAATGAACGTGTACGGAACGAAAAGATTCCTAGTTAGCCAAATTAATATTAACTATATTAAAAAGCCGAGAAAAATTAGTTTAACTTTAAATCAAGGTTCAGAGTTATCTGGAACAGTTCACGAGGAAATATGTGACATAGCTATACAAATATTAAAGAAACAAGTAGCCGATGAAACATATCCTTTAGAAGTTGAAGATAATAGAAGAATAAAATAGAAAATTTAAACTTAAATAAAAAAACCACATGTCAATTAGAAAAAAATTCACCAGAACAACCTTTGGACGAGGAGCCCAAAAGTTTGTAACTGTTCCTTTTGCGTTATCAACGCAAGCAACAGAAATCCTATTTGTTGCCAATGAAGCACAAGTAGGTAGAATAGGTATTTATGATCAAGCAGGTGCTGTAAGATCATTAGTACTTGCAGCTACTGATTCTTTTAAAATTCTACAAGAGACAAGTTCTGGGAATGTTAAAAGATCAACTGAATTGTTACGTAGTAATTGTACGATTACTCGTAGGACTTATGTAGCACCTGTACTTTGTACTGGTTCTATTGGATGGAGTGGTGCAGCAGGTGATTTAAATATTGCTGCTCCTGTAGTAGGTAACACTTATGAAGTTGGTATTTTGGAAACTACCGAAGGAAATCAACCTTTTCCTGCGTGGAATTACGAATACCAAACAAAATCAGGTGATGCACCACAAGACATAGTACAAGGTTTAGCTAGATCAGTAAATGATGTTAGCAACTTGATCTACAAGCAAAATGATAGGCTTGTAAGAGCTACATGTAAAGCACAAGGAACTTATGGTAACTTAGCTCTAGGTGGTACTACTCCTACTTTGACAGTTACGGCTGGTTCAGCTATAGTTACTTTCGGAGGTACTACTCCTACTTTAAACGCAGCTGTTGGAGATTTTCTTTCTTTCAGTCCTACTGCTGCACCTACTAATCTTGTAGGTGATGTTTACAAAGTTGTTGCTATTAGCGCAACAAACATTACTTTAGGACGTGCATTTACAGGAGCTACTCAAGTGTTTACTCAAGCAGAAGCTCAAGGTACTCGTGTAAGTAGAGTAACTACTATTACTCGTAGTGGTATTGTATTTAATGCTCTTGCTATCGAAGAACATTTCAGGATTCTAGCTAGACAACTTCTTATCAATTCAGATATTTCAAACCTTACAACTTATGTTAAAGGAAATGGAACTGCTGAACAAGTACAAGAGTTGGAGATGGAAGGTTTGATCTATGACGGTAATACTGCATCTAGTACTCTATTTGGTGATGCTGCTTATGGTAATCCAGATAGATATTCGTTTACTAATGCAGTAACTGAAACTTATGATATTTTCACTATTGTTGCTGCACAACGGTCACAGTTTACATCAGCAATGACAGTAGATATGTTCCCACTTCAAATCATACTTGCTGTGCCTAGGTCTTCTGGTGGTATAACAGCCGCTTTGAATACAATTTTTGGAACCTAGTAGTTAACCTAATATTAAAAGAAAAGCATAGCAATGTGCTTTTCTTTTATTATTTTTACACCAGAATAAAGCAAAATGACTTTAGATATAATTGGTGAAATCGTAGCAGAACGTCAAGGCAGACAGTTCGACATTCCTTTTAGAAAGTTATGTGAGGAACTAGTGGTTATGCACAGAGCTAGACTACTTACAAATTCTTTGCAAAAAAATCCAGCACAAAAGAAATTATATTCTAATTCTATTATAGTAGAGTTGGAACAAGTTAATAAAGATGAATGTGATGAATTAGGAGGTTGTGAAGGTAGTGATGTTAAAAGAACAAAAGTAGATATTCCAGAAGTTTTACGAATTGGTACAAGTCCTTATGATTTTCTAGGATCTCCCGGAGGTGATGTTGCGTTTAGTTGGACAACTTTCGGTGCTGAAACTTTTTACAGTCATAACAAATACACAAAGAAAAAACCTAGATACACTAGACTTAATAACAGAGTGTATATATTCAATGATAATAACGTAGAAAAAATAAGAATAGAGGATGTGTTTTCTGATCCAAGAAAATTAGCTAATTTTAGCTGTTCTGCTGCTACTTCTATTCCTTGCTACAAAGCTACTTCTGATTTTATAACAGATGAAGCACTAACTCAACTAGTAATAGAAAGTATTTTAAGCAAATTTGGACCTAGTAAAGATGAGGCTATAGAAGTTAAAATGGATAAAAATGTCTAAAGTATCTACTAAACCTAAAACTTATGGCATACATGATTCTTATAGATATTATGTACAACAACTGTTAAAAGAAGTACCAGAGTTAAAAGGAAAAAGACATGCAGGAATAGCTAATGGTATTATATTAAGTCCAGATGGAACTGAATATATTACTTTTAAAATGTACAAAAACATACTTGGTCTTTACTACATGAAGATGGGTGTAAAATTAATACATGGCTATGCTTTTGAATTACATGCCGGTCTTGGTAACATTTTTATAATGAGACAAGAAAGAGATCATTCTTTAAAACCTAGAGTAAATAGAGGAGAATCTTTTAAGCTAAGAGCTAAGTTAAAGAAAGAGAATAAAGAACTAGTAGATTGGAAAGTTGTATATACAGATGAAGAGTTTGTAAGAACAACTTGGATGAAACCAAAGTATGTAAAAAATATTACTTTTTACAAATTTAGTCCAGCTAACGGAAAACCCGGAAAAGGATTCAAACAGCTAATGTCAAGAACAATTAATAGTAATAAACAATTGCTTGCACTATACCCTTTAGTAAGTAACAAATAAATGGTTTATACAACAACATCTTTAAAACCAGTAGTAGGTAGAATCTTACGTACTACAAGACTTACAGATCTAACGTATGCTAATGATATTTTAGAATGGTTAGCAGAAGGTTTGGATCTCATGCTGATACGTTGGAGGTTAGACAAAACCTTCATGACTTTGGAAGTTAAAGATTTTACAGCAAAACTTCCATGTGGTTTAGTAACACTTGGAGCAGTTATCTATAGAGGTAAAAGACTTAGAAAAGGTACTAATAGTATTGATCCTAGAATAAAACCTTGGCTAACTATTAATTCAGACATAGAATCATATTTTATATCTGATACTAGTGTAAAGCCAGCAACAATCAATGCACAAAACTCTAGTTTGTACAAAGGAAGTAATATAACCCAGTCTACAAACGCATTAACTAATGCTGATTATTATGATCTACAATATAACTACATAAAAACTCCTTTTGAAAAAGGCACTATAATAATTGCTTACACAAAGCAACCTGTAGATGATGAAGGGTATCCATTAGTTCCAGATATAGAAGAAGCTAGGGCTGCATTGTTTTGGTATGCATGTATGCAAATCAGAATTACAGGCTACGTATTTGCTATACCAGAAATGAACAACTTAACTTACTTAGAAGAAAGAGCAACTAAGTATATAAGAAAAGCAAAAAACATAATTAAGGA